AACATATAAGTCATATTAGTAACATTTTTATTAGTAGAATCAACTCTAGTTACTGGCGTCGCTAAATAGCTTCCTGAACCGTAGAACATGTAATCATAAGAAGTTATTTTTTCTCCTTGTATAGTGTGAGGTATCTCTATTTCTAATTCACTACCTCGATATACCCACCTATTATTAACTTTCACAAAATCATCATCTTGTGCTAAATACACTTCTCCTATATATTCATTTTCCCCTTTCTTTCTACTTCCCATTCTTACTCTATCAGCTAACATTAGAACTCCCCTCCAAACATACCTAACCACGTTGTACCACCATTTATAGTCAAAAAAGTTAATACATAAGTCTTGTTGGCAGTTGTCATATCAGGTATTTCTCCGTCTTGCCACTTTACACTTGATGGAAAAGTTATTGTTCTTACAGTTGCAGTTTGAGTAATAATCAATGTAAATGAATGTGCTTGACCTGATACTGCATTCGTGATTGAGTAGGTTGTGTTACCTGTCAAGGTATGAGTAAATACATTTCCTAGTGATAAATTTATAGCAGTAGATGTACCTGATAGAGTGACAAGTTTCTCTCTGTAGTTTTCTAGCACTCCGCCACTTATAGGCATTTGTTTTACATTATCTACATTACTAAGTCCTACATCTGATTTACTTACTGTTACTGCCCCTGTTTTACCTGCTACACTTGTTACTGTGTTTACTTGTGCACCAGCTTCAATTCCTGCCAACTTATTCTTTTCTGCTGTTGTATAATCGTTAGTTGACAGTCCTTTACCTTCCACTTTATCGACTTTATTATCCACTGTATTCCATTTAGTTCTTTCTACGCTTGTAATATGTCTTGTATCATCGTTATCGTGTTCATCAAATTCTGTCTTTGAAGCCTGTTTTACATTATCTACATTACTTAAGCCTACATCTGATTTAGTCAACCCACCAATCCATCCTTGAACTTTATCAAGGATATACTTAACCCTTCTACCTGTAATAGTTCTTAGTGTACTAGCTGTTCCAGCGTCTATTTCGGCTGTGGTTATCTCACTGTAAGTTGTATCCTGTGAAGGGATTCCTAATGCAACTATATCATCCTTGCTTATAGCACCAGTCTTACCATTAATAGTGGTCACAGTATCAGTGAATTTTGCATTAACTGGAACATCTGTTTGCACCTTATTATTTAATTGAGTCGGACTAATTGGACTATATCCTAAAGCAGTTATGACATGTTGACTTGTTAAATTTTCAATATCCCCAGGTTCTCCCTTGTCACCTTTGTCTCCCTTGTCTCCTTTTTCTCCTTTAAGGTTAACATACTGGTAACTGCTTTGCCCTTCTTGCCTAACCCCCAGCTGCGTTCCATTCCAAGTAAACTCTAAGCTCTTACCACTAGGGCCTTGAATACCTTGTGGACCTCTTTCTCCAGTATCGCCTTTATCCCCCTTATCGCCCTTTAAATCTACAAATTGGTATTGGGACTGCCCTTCCTGCCTCACGCCCAATTGAGTGCCACTCCATGTAAACTCTATGTTTTTACCGTCTACGCCAGGGTCGCCTTTAGGACCTTGGATTCCCTGTTCACCTTTATCGCCTTTTTCTCCCTTGAGATCGACATATTGATAGGTGGTTTCACCTTCTGTCCTTATTCCTAATTGAGTACCGTTCCAGTGAAATTCAAGGGATTTCCCATCTAGTCCAGGAGGGCCTTGTTCCCCTTTGTCTCCCTTGTCACCCTTGTCTCCCTTCTCACCAATAGGTTCACCATTGTATTGTAGGACTCCGTTGTTATCTGACAGAGCATCAAGTACTGGTTTGTTGGCGTGTGTATGTCCTGCTTGGCTCTCAAGGGCTTCAAATCGTGAGTCTACAGAATCCTGATATGTCGCATAATCTGTCAAATGCGACTGAAATTCTTCTTGTGTAACCTCGCCAGGGTCGCCTTTGTCACCCTTCGGACCTCGCTCACCCTGTGGCCCTTGTGGCCCCCGTTCTCCTTGTGGACCCTGCGGCCCTTGCGGTCCTTCTGGGCCTCTAAATTGTTCCGGATCATCAAGCCAGCCCTGCAAAGTAGCTTTCATAGATTCTAGTTGTGCTTTCAGTTCCTGTCTGGCGTTTTCGTTCTGCTCTCGTTGAAGCTCGGCTGTTTTTCGCTCAGCTTCCGCTTGTACAGCGGCAACAAGAAGGGAAAGCTCGTTGCTACTTTGCACTGTCTCGTCATCAATTAACGGCAAGCGTACGAAAAAATAAAACTGGGCTGATGTTATGAGTTTGGTGCCGTCTGTTATCTGTATTTCAGCCTGCACCTTTCCTTTTGCTGATATGGTGCCGGATTTTAATATACAGTATATTTTATTGCCATTCGTGGTAATTGGCAGTTCTATATCCTCAGTGCTTTGTGTTACCTTGGTTCCATCCGGTTTTTTAAACACAATTTGCACAATATTGTTTCCGATATTGTAAGGAGAACCGTTCATTGTTAGTTCTATTTCAAGTAAGTTTCCCTCATTATCGCCTGATACAACCTGCATCATCTCACCCTGATGTGGTTTTACTATATCAACCCTGACAGGTATTCTTTTCAATTCCATGCTATCACCTCGTTATAAGCAAAATAAGGGCAGAGAAATCATTCCCTGCCCATGGTGAGTGCAGTTTACTTCTTTTTTGGTTGTTTAGTTTCCTTTGTCTGCTCCTTTACCGGTTTGCCTCCATATCTCTCCGCTATGTTTTTGCAATTGTCGTTAAGTTCAATAGTTTTTCCGTTGGGTAATCTATACTTCATACAATCACTCCATTATGCGTGGGTATGGGCGAATACTGCATCTTTCTTAGCTTTAAGCACGAAACAATCGTAGATTTGTCGCCCTTCCACTAACCATCCGTTTATCCCTGGAGGATTGTTATGGATTTTGTAGTCCTCTAGTTTCTTAGGAGATACAGAACATCTCGGGTGAAGCATTACAAAGTTATGTTTAGCTGGGAAATAAGTGGAAGGTACTTTGATGATTCTAACTCCATCTATTTCTCCAACCTGTCCATTGATAAGCATTTTTTGGGCTATATCAGAGGCTTGTATAAAGGTTGGGTCTTGCTTTATGAAATTGATGTACTTTGGTGTTGCAAAACAAATTCTGCCTTTTATCGGTACTTTAGCTTCATCTAGTGCTTCTTGAGCTGCTAGGAACTCAGTATAAGCGTTGTTTTTACTTATTGTAGCTTCTTTTGTTTTTCCGTTTGCAATCGCTGCAGCTGACCATGTAGCAATCCTGTAAGTATCAATTTCGGGAACTACAACCTCCCTAATTTGTCTTGCTAGTGCCTTGCCTGCCTCTTTTACCATCAGTTGCTCGGTGTGGTTTCCTCGGTCAATGGTAAAGGTGAATGACCTATCTTTTGATAGCATATAATCCTGCGTGGTATCTCCTAGTTCCGCAGGAGTGCCGTATCTGGATGTTCCGGTACGGGTATAGTCATTCATTGGTGCGGTGTCAATGCTGTATACGGTTACAGTCTTTACGCCAGCCCAGTCATAGTTTTTGTTAAGTCCAATATTTTCGGTAAACGATTCAAGTGCAAACCGCTCGTCTACCTTTTTTGAATATTTACTAGCAAGATTTATTGCCAATTCAAATCATCCTTTCTAAATTTCGTCAAACCCCTCTAAGAAAGGATCGCTGGCTTGATTGCTTGTCGTGCCATGTTGCGTAACCCCTCCTACTGGGGCTTGATTTTTGTTCTTTTCTTTTTGTTTGAGTAGTTGTAGTTGGGTTCTTAGTTCTTCGTTCTGCTGCTGGACATATGCCGTTGTGAGGTCCATTCCGTTTTTTACCTTCTCCCACGTTTCGGGTTTGATGTCTTCTGGTAGGACATCAGGGAAGGTTTGTATGAATCTCTCGTACATGGCATGTGCTTGCTGTTGCTTTTGGATTGCTTCCTGTTCCTGCTGGAGCCTTTCTCGCTCTTGGTTAAGCTCATGCTCCTTCCGGATTTGTTGAGGAGTCAATCCTCTCTGTTGGGCTGTCAATTGGTAGTAGTTTTGATATAAAGCATCAATCAACTGTTCATCGGACTGGTAGCCGAGAAGTTTTGATACTTGTTCTATCTTTTGA